AGATACATCGCGCCGCCGTACTAAAACAAAACGGTCAGGTGCTGGCGGTACTTTAATGGAAGGTTACGGTGTGGCTTATTCTACACCAAGCGCCAAAGCAGCAACAGGGAGTAGCGTATAATGTCTTTCCTAAAGCCTAAAGTCTACGTTCCACCAGCCCCACCTCCACCTCCACCACCAGCACAGGCCGGTGAAGAAGATACACAACGCGCCGCAGCCCTGTCTGAAGAAGCTGTAAAGAAAACCCGCCGCAAAAAAGGTGCTGGTTCTACAATTGTAGCTGGTGCGCTAGGCCAAGAGACTGGTTCTATGTCAGGTGGCACACCTACATTATTGGGGTAATACATGAGTGATTTTGTCAAAAGTCTGGTAAAGCGTTACGAGTTCCTAAAAACCCGCAGGGATAATTGGGATACACATTACCAAGAGCTAGCTGACTACATGCTGCCGCGCAAAGCTGACATTGTTCGCAAGCGCAGCCGTGGCGAAAAACGCATGGAACTTATCTTTGATGGCACTGCTTTGCAGTCTGTTGACCTACTTGCTGCTAGTTTGCACGGTATGTTGACTAGCGGTGCTACTCCTTGGTTTATGTTAGATATTAAAGATACTGACCTAGGCCGTGACGATGAGGTGCGTGAGTGGTTACAAGACACCAGCATGCGCATGATGCGGGCTTTTGGTCAGTCTAACTTTGAAACTGAAGTCCATGAGATGTATGTAGACCTGGTTGTGTTTGGTACAGGCTGCATGTTTGCAGAGATAGATGATGGCAATCTAAGGTTTAGTACCCGTCACATATCTGAGTTCTACGTTCAAGAAAACCAATATGGAATTGTAGACACTGTATTCCGTACTTATAAGATACCAGCGCGTCAAGCGGTACAACGCTTTGGGTTTGACAATGTAACTGATTACATTCGTAAGATATTCCAGGACAAGCCCGATGAAGAAGTAGAAATCCTACATGCTGTAGTGCCACGCATTAACCGTGACCCTGATAAAAAAGACAACAAGAACATGCCATTCGCATCATTCTATGTTGATATGCAGACTAAAGGGCTGCTTTCTGAAAGCGGCTTCCAAGAGTTCCCATATATTGTTCCGAGATTTTTGAAGGCAACGGGCGAAACTATGGGGCGTTCACCAGCAATGGTTGCGTTGCCTGACGTTAAGATGTTGAACTTAATGTCTAAAACAATCATTCAAGCTGCTCAGAAACAAATTGACCCTCCCCTTCTTGTTCCTGATGACGGATTCCTCCTCCCTGTCCGTACGCAGCCTGGGGGCCTCAACTTTTTTAGAAGCGGTACAAGAGACACAATTACACCACTAAACACAGGTGCGAACATTCCTATTGGCCTGAACATGGAAGAACAGCGCCGTGCTGCTATTCGTTCAGCTTTCTATGTTGACCAGCTTCTAAGTGGTACTGGCCCTAACATGACAGCTACAGAGGTTGTGCAAAGGCAAGAAGAACGTATGCGGGTTATTGGCCCCGTGCTTGGCAGGCTGATGAACGAGATGCTTCGGCCTCTTATTGACCGTGTATTTGCGCTAATGCTGCGCAGTGATATGCTTCAACAGCCGCCTGAGATGTTGCAAGGACGCGATGTAGATATTGAATATGTATCACCATTAGCCCGTGCGCAGAAGTCAAGCAGCCTCAATAGCACAATGAAGGCGTTAGAGATACTAATGCCGCTGTCACAGTCGATACCAGTGGCAGACCACATTGATGCAGATGGATTGGTAAAGCATGTTACTGAAGCATTGGGCGTACCCAAGACTGCGTTAAAGTCAGAACGCGAGGTGCAACAAGTTAGAGAGGAACGTGCAGCGCAACAGCAGCAGCAGATGGAGATGATGCAAGACCAGCAAGATATCCAGAACGCAGCCCAACTAGCGCAAGCGTCCAGAATGGTTAGCAAGTGAACCAAGAAATAGAGAAGTTAAAAGACCTTTACAGACAAACATTTAATAGCGAAAGTTCAGTCAAAGTGTTGGCTGACTTAGAGGCGCGTTGTAATTATCGTGCTACAAGCTATGTTGCTGGTGATGCAAACGCCACAGCATTTGAAGAAGGAAAACGTGCTGTTATCCTTCATATCCACAATATGATGAAAGAGGAGTAATTATGTCTTTAGAAAACGCCGAACAGGTAGCCCAGCCAGAAGCTGCGCCAATGATGGAAACCCCATCAGAGGTAGCATCAGGCGGGTCTGGTAACGAGTTTTTGAACATGATACCAGAAGAATTAAGACAACATCCTAGTATCTCGCCCATCAAGGATGTCGAAAACCTAGCCCGTTCCTATGTGAACGCGCAAAGATTGATTGGTGCAGACAAGATTGCACTGCCAGTTAATCCAACAGATGAGGATTTAGACCGTATTTATGACCGACTAGGTAGACCAGAAAGCCCTAGCGAATACGGTATTAGCGTGGATGGAAACGTAATTACTGAGGAACTTGCCGCAGATTACGCTGATATTGCGCACAAGCTGCGCCTTACACCAGACCAGGCTAAGGGTGTTCTTGATTATTACAAAAGCACTGTTGAACAGTCTGGGGCTGCGTCACTAGAAGCGGCAGAAGTTGCAAAGGAACAAACAGTAGAATCCTTGCGTAGTGAGTGGGGCAGGGCTTTCGACCAAAAGGTTGAGGCTGCTGCACAAGTTGCCCAAGAGTTTGGCAACCCTGATATGTTTAACATAACTTTAGCTGATGGCTCAAAGCTGGGCGATAATGCTGAGTTTATTAAAGCATTTGCAAAAATTGCTGATTTCCGGCAAACTGTCACCAGTGAAGATACTGTTGCAGAAATGTCACAGTCAAACGTAATGACACCAGCTTCAGCGCAGGCTGAGATTGACGCAATCATGGGTGACAAGACCCATGTTTATTGGGATAGAAAAAATCCTGTTGGCCGCCAAAAGGCAGTTGAAAGGATGCAACATTTGATGGAGCAGCTACATGGATGATGGGCTGTCTCGTACAGAGGTTAGACTTGAGTGCTTACGATTAGCTGTAGAATTTGGTAGCAGTCGTAGCATTATAAATCCTCACTTACTCGCAGATACTTACTACGAGTGGGTGACGCAGGGTAGCGGAGAAATCCGTCCTGATGACAGCCGGAAAGACGGAGGCCATAAGTCGGCTGAAAAGACTAGGAGTGTCCGAAAGGGTAGCGCACCGAAGCAAGTACAAATGAAAACCGTGTAAAAGGAGGACATTATGTCCACACAAGTAACCACGGCGTTTGTCCAGCAGTATTCTGCAAACGTGCAGATGCTATCGCAGCAGATGGGTTCCCGTCTGCGTGATGCGGTGCGCGTAGAGAATATGACTGGTAAAAATGCCTTCTTTGACCAGGTTGGTAAAGCGACTGCGCAGAAGCGTACAACTCGCCACGCCGACACACCACAGATTGATACCCCACACGCACGTCGTCGGGTTTCACTCGTAGACTACGAATACGCCGACTTGATTGATGACCAGGACAAGGTTCGCATGCTTATCGACCCAACCTCTGCTTATGCAATGGCAAGTGCCGCTGCAATGGGCCGTGCGATGGACGATGAAATCATCGAAAAAGCCCTTGGCACAGCCTTTACAGGCGAAACTGGTTCTACATCAACCGCACTGCCAGCAGGCCAGAAAATCGCTAACGGTTCTGCTGACATGTCTGTTGCAAAACTGCGTGAGGCCAAGAAAATCCTTGACCTCTCTGATGTTGACCCATCAATCCCACGTTACATTGCTGTAGGCCCAGACCAAGTAGAGGCTTTGCTTGCAGATACTAACGTGACTTCAAGTGACTTCAATACAGTGAAGGCACTGGTACAGGGCGAAGTTAATCAGTTCATGGGCTTTAACTTCATTGTTACTAACCGACTCGCAAAAGCTGGCAACATCCGTTCATGTTTCGCATGGGCAGAGGATGGTCTTGCATTGGCGGTAGGCCGTGACGTAATGGCACGCATTGATGAGCGTAGCGACAAAGGCTACTCGACTCAGGTGTACTATTGCATGTCAATCGGTGCTACCCGAATGGAAGAAGAAAAAGTTGTCCAGATTGACTGCGACGAATCAGCTTAAGGGGGCGTGAACGATGACTACAAAAAACTCTACTCTCGTAGCTAACGTAGAAGCTACCCCTCAAGTTGCTAACGATGCTTGGAACCTACATGGCGTAATTCGTGTGGCTCAGGGCAACGTGGCACTTGCTGCTGGTGACAGCACTGACAATGATATCGTCATGCTTGCACCAATCCCAAGCAATGCCAGCATCAAATCACTACAAGTTGGTTCGGATGCTTTGGGTGGCAGTTGCACATACAACGTGGGCATCTACACAGATACCGGCGCTGTAAAAGATGAGGACTTCTTTGCTACTTCTGTTGCCGATGGCGCAGGATTAGCAGAGCTACGTTACGAAGCTGCTGACCTAAACACTACAGGTCAACAGTTGTACGAAATGGCAGGCGATTCATCTGACCCAGGAGGATTCTACTACATTGCGGCGACTTTTGACGCAACGGGTGGAACTGCTGGCGATATGGCGTTCATCATTGAGTATGTCGTAAACTAACAATGTGGGGGCGGTTCGCCGCCCCCATACATTGCGGAGATAGATATGATGAAACCATGCGGAGACTTCCGCTGGGATTTAGAGGTAGGTCA